GGAAGGCAAGTTGAAATTTTAGAAAAGATCTACGAGGAGAAGGTATGTTGAAACGATTCATCTGCTGGATATGGGGACATAAATATGTAGAGCCTACCCCGGCTGGAGATGGCGTGGCTTGGATTTGTGATATTTGCCCTAGGCGTGGGGCTCCTTTAGATGATGATAAGGTTTGTTCAGCAAATTGGAGAATTTGAAATGTGCCCACCCCCTTATTATTATGGCAAAGATAGGATGTCTATCGGAGATAAATTATATTTGGTGTTTTGTTTTTTAGTTTTGTTCACACCTTTGCTTGTCCCTATATTAATTTCAATTATTGGAAATTTTAAGGAGAGCAAATGACCCCCGAGGAAAAGAAGTGGGTGGAGGTTATTAAATCGGACATTCAATATAGTGAGACCTCTAGGACTATCTTAAAATATTGGATACAAAACGCCCTCTCCATCATTGAGCGTCAGGATGGGGAGATTGAGAAAATGAGAAGTTTGCTTCTAGACAATCTCACCGAGGAAGCCCAAAAGATGGGCCTGTATGACGAGGAAAAACCCAATGACTAATAATGAGATGGTTGCTGTGTTTATCATGAAACTTCAGATCAGGGGTATGCTCATTATGGCAAATACAGCGACGGAAGAAAATTTGCATGCGCGATTAAAGATAAAAACGCAGTAGAGAATTCAAGCGATTTTGTTTTGCTTATAGAAGAAGCCCCATGGGGGCGGGTGAACAATTTGGATGAATGAATTATAAAGGAGATAAAATGCAAATCACAAACCCAGAATTAAAGTTTGTAATCCTAGATCTTATCAAATTCGAGGACGATCTCAATAGCCGTGGGCAGAGGGTGGCGAGGATGACTTACCCGAAGCCTTATTTCAAGCCCACGATCCAACTCCAGACAAAGCTTCTGGCAAACATGGAGCTCGGTCTTAAAACAGAACAAGGGCCAGAGTTAATATGGAAATCTCAAAAAGAGGTTGGCGGTAAAGAAGTCTTGCAGGTTGTAGCAGAGAGAATGACTGATACCCCTCTGGAGATTGAAGAACCGGAACTCAAGGCGATTAAGCACTACTACGGCGAAAGAGAAGAGATCCGATCGTGTTCTTTAGAGACGGCTGAGGAGCTGGAAAAGATAGTTGCTTAATTATGAGCCGAAACAATCCTATCTTGATCCGTGGGTGGAAAGGACTGCAAGAGGCGACAGGATACCACTGGCGCACTCTCCAACGCTGGCACCTAGAGAGGGCGCGTCTCCCCATTATAAAAACCCATATTCATTCTAAAACCTCAAGATGGGTGGTTACTCAATCTAGAGTAGACGCGTGGTTAGAAGCTCTAGGTGTAGACCTGAAGCTAAAGAATAACTAAAAAAGCTTTGCCGTAGATACGCCGTATATGGGCCTTTTTTATGCTATGTTACTAATGTAACGTGGCAAAAGCACCAGATTATAACGAGCGATCAAATTATGCCCTAGAGAAGGGCATTGAAGGCGATAAAGCCTATGCGGATAAGATCAATGTCGCTCGCGCTGAGATTTTCGAAGATTTAGATGATACTGTTAAAGAGTTAAAAGCCCTCCGTAAGAATTTCGACCCAAACATCAAGCTAAAAGCCCTCCGCGAACACCTGCTCCTTGCAGGTCTTTATACCGAAAAACATGAGTTGTACGGGAAAGACGGCGCTGCCTTAGGCGTTATCGTCCTCCCTGAACTGAAACCAGAGGGGGCGAGATGAACATTGCCTGGCAACCCCATTCTGGTCCTCAGACAGAGGCCCTTGCCCGTTCAGAGTTTGAGATTTTGTATGGTGGCGCACGTGGTGGGGGGAAGACGGAAGCGGGCCTTGCTTGGTTACTCCGAGATATTGCTCACCCTAAATATCGATTCCTCGTCATCCGCAGAAATGAAAAAGATCTTTCCGACTGGTTGGATAGGGCGAGGATGTTTTACGCCCCTGTTGGCGCTGAGATTGTGGGGAGACCTGCGGTTATTAAGTTCCCCAGTGGAGCGATGGGGAAGATTGGCCACCTCAAAGATGAAGGCTCTTATGAGCAGTTCATGGGTCACGAGTACCAGCGGATGTTGTTGGAGGAATTGACCCACATCCCGAAAGAAGAACGGTATTTGCGGCTAGTCGCATCATGTCGGTCTACGGTGGATGGCCTAAAGCCTCAGGTGTTCGCGACTACCAACCCAGGAAGTGCTGGCCACGTGTGGGTGAAGAAGCGTTTTGTCTCAAACGGAAATTGCAAGCCTCACTTTGACTCTATCTCTGGCCGTTCTCGTATTTTTATCCAGGCCAAGTTAACCGACAACCCTACATTAATGAGCAAAGATCCCTCTTATGAGGCGTATCTGCGATCCCTCCCGGAGAAGACCCGTAAGGCGTGGCTAGAGGGAAACTGGGACGTGTTCGAGGGGCAATTCTTCGACTCATGGGATCAATCCATACATGTCTGCGAGCCGTTTACCATTCCGAGCGATTGGGCGCGTTACATTAGTGTCGATTACGGATACTCTGCGCCTTCAGCGGTGCTCTGGTTTGCTGTATCTCCTCAAGGAACCACGTACCAATATCAAGAGCTCTATCTATCTGGGCTTACGTTTGAGTCTCTTAGGGATGAGATCTGTGGACGGTCGCGGGGTCAAAAGATTGAATGTGCTTTCGTGGACCCTGCGTTGAAGGCCAAAACCCAAGGGACTGGTATAGTCGGCCTTGAAGTCCTGAATTCTAACAAGCAAAACATTACCTTCTGGCCAGCAGATAACAACCGCGCCAATGGTTGGGGCAGGCTCCGTGAATATTATCGCGTTAGGAGCGATTCTAAAGGCCACCCTTATTCGTGGTTACAGATTTTTGACACGTGCCGAGAAACTATCCGCACGGTTCCTGAACTCACCTTTGACCCCATTAAAACAGAAGATTTGGACACGGACCTCGATGACCACTGCGCCGATGCACAACGCTATTTTGTGATGGGGCGTCCTATGCCTGCTGTCATCCATGCGGAAGACAAATACGCAAAGATGAGACCACAAGACGCCTTTATCCACTCTTATAAACAAAGATTGATCCAAGAAATTGCACAGCAACAACAATACGGAGACTACTAATGGCACTCACATATGGAAGTGTTTCGGGTGGGAACATCTCACTCGGTAATAAGCGGCAGGTTATCGGAACTATCAGCCTTGATTCCAGCTATACGACCAATGGTTATGCCTTCTCGCTTAGCAAGATCGGGCTCACCGCTACAGGCTCGGCGCTTGGCACACACACCCACACTATCGGAGCCGCTGCGGGCGCAGAGGTTTCGAACGGCACTGATTTGAGCGCAATTACCGGAGTTCGATTTTCAGCAATTGGTTATTAATTTTAATCTCAAAAAGGAGAGCGAAAGATGGCTTCGACCCCTACAGTTTTATTGTCCATTAGTGATTACGGAAAAGGCATCGCATACGAAGAACAAAGGATTGTTCTGGATGGTGGCACTACTGCGGCTGTGTTTATCCCAAGTAGCGCAAGTAAAATCACTACGATTAGGCAAATTTGCCCTGTCAATGAGACCGCCGCAAACGCATTTAAGGTCGTCAAAACTTGGAGCCCTACTGATGACAAGGAAATTTTAACCATCACAGGAACGGCAAACCAAACCTACCTTGTTTCAGTCACAGGGGTTCCCGCCTAATGAATTGCGAAGCGTGCGAGGCTAGAGAATCAGAAATCCGTTTTTTGCGCGAGATGGTAACGCGACTGACCGAAAAACCAGTTGTAATGCCGTCTCCACCGCAAAAACCGTATGTTGGATTAGTGGATGGTGGTGTGGAATTTGTTCACGAGGATGAGGACGTTTTAGAAGATGCTGAAGCTTAGTTACGACGATCCTAAAAAAACCGGCACTGATATCTATGATCTATTTTTAGAAGATCAGGATTTGAAGTCCGGGATGTTCAAGGTCTGGGAGCAGAACATTCACTTCCTGAATGGGCAGCAGACCATTGAATGGGATAGTGTGCAAAAGCGCTACCTCCACGTCCCAATCACGAATAGGCGTGCGGCCAGGCCGATGATCTACGTAACAAACGAGATCGAACCTATCGTTCGTACGCTTGTGTCCTTCCTGACCCGTAATAAGCCTAAGGCCTCGGCGTACCCTTCAAACCCTGCGGATGACGATTCTGTGAGAAGGGCCAAGATTGCCGAAATGGTGTTCAACTCCACCTGGGACATCGACCGAGAATATGAGCGCTACGTTCTCGCCGCATACTGGCTCCTAACCGTTGGCACGGTCTTCCGTAAAGATTATTGGGATTCTTCTGCAAGAGGGTTGGTGCATTTTAACCCGCCTGGGGTTGAAGACCTCCCACCTGTCATGCCCGGGTTGCCTTCGCCGATAATGCCTGGTCTGCCTAACCCGCAGGGGTTACCACCAGATCTTTTGAACATGTCGCAGATGTTGGGTGGCGAAGCTCAGCCCCCTCAACATTGGGGTGATATGGGTTTCGCGATTCTGAATCCGTTTCAAATGGCTGTGGATTTTACGGTGAAGGAGTTCGAATCAGCCGATTGGGTCATGGAATATTCGCTCCAAAAGGTTGATTGGGTGAAGGAGCAGTATGGAAAGACGGAAGAAGGGTATACCGGGTTAATCGAACAGGTGGTTCCAGACGATAATTTTGGGCGTGCCTTAGATATGGATGTTCAGATGCGGTTTGAGACCCAGATCACCAAGGGGAAGAAGCCAAAGATTCAAAACANNGACGGTGTTTAAGGAGTTTTTTCAGGCCCCTTGTTATTCCATGCCTTGGAACAAATACACCGATAAGCCGTTAGGCCGGCAAATTGTATTGGCTGGGCAGACGGTTCTCTATGACGGTCCGGCAAAAGGTTATGATTGGCACCCTTACACACACTGCGGTTATGAGCCGTTTTTAGGCCGGTTCTGGTACAAAAGTTTGGTCGAGCAATTAATCCCACTCCAGCGCCGGATGAACGAGATTAACGGGGCATTTTTGGAGAATGCCCAAACGATGGCCAACCCTCAGTGGTTAGTCCCAGAGGGGACCGTTGATGTTGGTGCCATTAGCGGCCAACACGGCCTTCGAATTCCATGGAAACCCCAGCCTCACAATCAGAAACCTGAACGTCAGCAAGGCGTCCCGCTACCACCTCAATACTTCAATGAGCGACAGGCCTTAAGCGACAAAATGGTCATGATTGCAGGCTCGAACGCTGTCATGAGCGGTGGTCAACCTACGGGCATCACCGCCGCGGCAGCATTGCAATTACTGCTCGAAAACGCCCAATCTCAGCATGGGACGCTGATCAACCAATGGGAAGCGTTTATAGAGCGCTCACAAACTAAAAAGATTCAGAACTTTCAGCGTCACTGCCGGGAGCCCCGCAAGGACATCATCCAATATTTGAAGAAGCTCGATAAAGATCTCGTGCAGGTGGACCTCGAATCGATCACCGGTGATGAGCTTGAGGATAATGTGACGGTTTCGATCGAAGCCGGATCTTCGATCCCTAAATCCCAAGCGGCGAAACAAAGTCAACTCATGCAGTTCGCCCCGATGGGAGTTTTGGGGGACATCGTGAACGACCCAGTGACCCGGCAACAGTTTTTATCCGAATTTGGAATCAAGGAATTCGATAAGACCAATAATGCGGAGTGGGAAAAAATCAAATGGGAGAACTCGTGCTTGTTGAAGGGAGAAACTCCTTTCCCGTCAAACTACGACAAGCACGAATTGCACTCGGCTTACCACAAAGCCGAGACTCAAAAGCCATCCTTCATTGAGAACCAGCCGGGCAATATTAAGCAAGCATTTGCCGAGCATATCGCGTGGCACGACGAGCAAATCAAGAACGCTCAATTACAGCAAATGCAAATGCAGCAAGGTGCACCACAGGGGCCTCCTCCAGGGACGCCTACCGCGGGGCCACCAGCTTTACCGCCAGATCAAGGCCCTCCCCCTGAAATGCAGGGTGGCCCTGAAATGATGGCAGCTTACAAAGTTTATTAATCGTTCCATCACGTACGATGGCGGGTCGCTCCGAAACCGGCAGCAAAGGAGAAAGTAAATGGAAGCACAAGCACAGGACGGCAACACCGCTCTGGAATCGTCCCCAGAGGCTAACACGGGTTCAGATCATCCGATTGAGAGCCAAGGTGAAGAGGAAAAGGTGCCTTGGAACAAGGACCAGCGTTGGATTCAGTGGCGTAAGGAAGAAAAAACGCTCCGAGAATCCGCAGAGCGGGCCACTCAATACGAGAAGGAGCTGAACGAATATAAACAATATTTGCAGCAAAACCAGCAAGGACTCAGCTTTTGGGGGCAACTGCAGCAGGATCCTGCGAAACTCAAGCAGGTTGTGGATTTGTTGATGAACACGCAACCGGTACAGGACCCCTATGCGCAGTACGATCCAACCGTCGCTGAGAAATTGAGGGCCGTTGATTCTCTGAACGAAAAGGTTCTGACTATCGAGCAACAAAGGGTACAGGCCGAGCTCTCCTATCGGGAACAATATCTCGATAACGAGTTCTACCGGATGTGTTCCGAGGCGAAAATTACCACAAAGCCGTTACAGGAGGCACTTTCGCACTACGCGTTCGCGGCGCTCCAGCGGCTCACCATGGGTCAAGACCCTCGGTATGCCAACCAGCAGCAGTTAGAGGCCGCTTTTAAAGAGGGCGTTCGGGTGTTGAATGAAGTTCGCAAAGCCGAGCGTGAATCTTTGAGCGTTTCGAATCTGCCTGCCTCTGGGACGAAGACTGGCGCCCCGGCTCGGATGGAATCTTACGGATCAGATACGGATCGTCGGCGTGCCCTCGCAAATGCTTTTGCTGCAGGGGGTTAATTTAAATGTCCGGTTCAAATTCGGAAAATACCAGTGGGTTTCTAAAACGAACCTACGGGGGGGATTCCAAGACCTTCCAACAAAACTTGGAAGGGAAATTTTATAAAGAGATTGAGACTTCGCCAGATAAGCCGAACGGTGAAGGCTTTTTCTCAATGTCATTCATCCGCGGTAACGAGGCCGGCGGTGCTTTCAACGAAGATGAGCGCACCAAAGACCCCCAAAACCCGGAGCCGATTCAACCTCGGATTTTGCCTAAGAACATTCACTGGCCGATACAGTTTACCGGCCGGTTTAAGGCTTTATCCGAGTCGAATAGCGCCGCCTTCTTTGATGCGCTAGACGGAAACATCATCGACGCTCAGGCACGTTGGGTTTCGGATACGAACCGCCAGTGCTTTGGAAACGGGTTCGGGACTTTGACGCAGGTGAATGGCGCAGTTCCTGCCAGCACCTCAGTAGTGGTCGATAGCGTTCAGTACCTTCGCGTGAATATGGTGATTGATGGATTCGACACCATTGGCGGCACGAAAGAGATTAACGCCCGTAAGATCACCGCGATTGACGTGGACACAAACACGATCACGCTCGATTTGGCGGTTACCTGTTCGGATAATGCGGTGTTGGTGAAGGAGGGTATGCTCGATAACCCTGGCACTGAGGGAAAAGAGCTCTCAGGACTTGCCAGGATCGTCGATACGACTGTTTCTGGAACTACGTTCCAGGGGATTTCTCGAAGCACATACCCGGAATATCGGTCGAACGTGGTGGACGCCAATAACGTCCCGGTATCTCAGGACCTGTTGCAACAGCTCATTGACCGAATCGAGATCGCATCGGGCGAGACTCCAAACCTGATTCTATCTCGGCAAGGGGTGCGACGTAGTTGGATTGGTCAGGCGATTACGCAAACCCGTTATCAGGACGACAGCCTGAAAACCGGTGCGGTGAACCTCACCTGGGCCGGGCTGAAATGGATGACCGATAAGGACTGCCAGACGAACACCATCTACATGTTGAATACGAAACCAAAGTATTTAGCAAAGTATATGTTGAAGGATGTTCACCTGGCGGATGCCGACGGCAAAGAGATCAACAAAGTGCAAGGGTTCGATAAATACTATGCGTATTTCATCGGGTATTTGAACCTTGGTTCTCAACGCCCGAATGCGCACGGTAAAATCATCAAACTGACCGAACCTACGTTCTGATGAGGGCCCCACACTATGGCGCTGAGAGAAGCGGATTCTGAGTTCAAGGCATGGCTAAAACAATTCGACAGCAAGCTCCGAGCCCGATGGAACCCTCAGCGTCAGCGGTGGGTGATTGACGAACAAAATCGCAGCCACGGACACTGGCAGTGTATTTTGGTTTGGGAAGATGAGGACGGTGGATTTTTGGATATAGGGAGAGATCTTTGTCTTCGGTTGGAATTAATGCGCGGCAAATACCAACGCATGATCGTCAGCCCGGATGAGTATTTTGACGAGTTAGA